GTTATAGAGGTTTCAGTTGCAGCAGGCACATCCATATCGTTACTGTTCAAACGCCTACTATCTACACCCACGCCATTAATGTGGAACTCTGCTAATGTAGTAGTGTACTCTGTGAATGTAACTACTGTCTGTCCATCAGTGAGTGTCTTTGACTCTGACACTGAGGGTATGGTTATTAGGCCGTCTTCTGTGATACCTAGCACATCACCTAGGCGCACTGCATCCGTTAGGTCGGTTGGTTTACCTAGATTGTTAATTTGGTAACTATTCATGTTGATGTTGCCGGCGCCGATAGCCGCGTTCACGTATTCTAAGCGCCCAGTAGAATCAAAACCTAAAACCTTGCCGCTTCGGGTCGCTATGTCGGCTAGCTCAGTATTGCTGGAATTTAAAGCAGTATCATCAATTGGCGCTCTTATTGATAGCTCCGCCGTTCCGTTAATTTGCTGTTGAGCCGCCCATAAGCGATCGAAGTCATCATTAACTTCAGCAGCTAAAAAGTCACCGTTCTGCTGGTAATCGGTTAAACGCTCTAGGTTCATATTTCTATAAAGCGTCATAATATCGCCAGAAGTCGCGCCAGTTGCTAGCGTTACATTTCCACCAGCATCAACACCAACACCAGAAACGGTATAGTGAGTACCTTCTGTTAATAGTGCGCCGTTTTGCTCTACAGCAATATCGTCCTTGCTGAACACTTCAAACGTATATGGAAATATAGTTTGCGCTGCTGTAGCTGTGTATTGATTGCGTGTTCCGTTGTCTGAGATGCTCATTTATTGTAAACCTTTTTCAATTTTATCGAAAAGTTGTCGTAGTAGTGTTAAGTTTTGATAGGGTAGTAAGCGCCTTAAAGCTCTCGTATCTGCTTGCTTCCATTCGTTATCATCCGACCCTGCTGCAGCAACCCTTAGCGTTGTGTCTAATAGGCTGCCGAATGTTGGCCCGAGGAAAGCCTCATTATTACTTCTTGAAGCAAACCTCGCTGCCGGTTGCTTTACACCAAGCAGCGGCCTCAGTCCGTAATTGCTGTTAGAGATTTTTTCTACTGTGTTATTCATCTCCATTATAACACCTAATGACCCGCTTCTATCAATCCCCTCTATAGTTAGCTCTAATGGGTCGTCTGTAATGTCTCGTCCTGCATCCCATTGTTTAAATGCGTAACTCATCATGCCTATTGCTGTGATCATTAAAGTGCCACCAATGTAATTGTGATCTTGACCTTGTAGGCCGGCTATCAACATTCTTTGAGTTGATGAAAACATAAAGCTTCTAAACTGCATTACAGTTTTACCCATCTCGCGCGACATAAATAGCGGTTTCTCTTGGCCTGGAACAACAATAACGCGATCTGATTCTTTCCGCATTGCTGCGCCCCAGATTTTTTCTAACTCTGGACTATCCCAGTTTTTAGCGCCTGTGATCCAAGTGTCACCATCTTTACGTCCATGCTTTTGAACTTGCTCCCACATGTTCATTGCATCAGCATCAGAGATACCTAGTCTTTTTAGTCTTTTGTCAATCTTACCCTTTGATAACCCATCAAAAATAGATGATTGCATCGTTACAGCGTGGAGCTGCTTCATTCCGGTAGTCCATTGATCCATTAAGTTTATGCGCCCAAAACCTTCTGCCGCGCTTCTTAAGCCTCGCTCAAATGCTGTGCCGCCTTGAGTGTAGTCGGCAACATCAGCCATAATCTGACCTCTACCACCAAGCATGTACTCCGCCGTTGCTCCGTATGCTCTAGCTTCTTTTGAAGCAACCTTGAAGCCTTGCAAGTTTTTAATTAGCGGCTTTAATCCGTATTTAAAAGTATTTGAGAAGCCCTCTGCCATAAAAGTTCTAGCTACATCCGGCACACTAGAGGCAACCACGCCACCCATAAAACGAAGGTAATTTAAGTCTCTAGCTGATCTCATAGCTCTTACAAAAACACTATCATGATCAGGTTGCTCATAAATACCTCTAATCCTATCTCTCATTCCAGCTATATCTCGAACATCCTTTTCCATAGCCTTAGTTATAGCTTGCTTTTCTTTGAGTGTTTTTGCTTCTTCCAGTTTTGCTGTCCAACCAGACTGAATGTCTTTTATTTGTGATTTCATCTCAACATCACCAAACCGCCTATGAAGCTCAATGTCTGGCGTTACCTGTCTAAGGTATCTTGCCGCCACTCTTTCTATGTCATTTTCTAAGAAATCTTCGATTAAGCGATCTGGAATATTGAACACCCTAGATTTTAGCGGCCCCTTTAAGCTTGTTGAAGCAACGCCTTTTGTTGACCCTTCGCCTATTTTCCAGTCGTAAGGCATCATCCCGTCAGGCGTACCCATTATCCGCATAGCTATCTGCTTTGCCACATCTTCAAAGTCATCAGACTCTAAATCTAAACCTTGTTTAAATTTAGCTTTTTTTACTATCGCTTCTAGCTCTGCCTTTCTTGCACCTTTAGCTGCCTTCAACTCAATCTCTGCTGCCCTTCCTTTTTCAAAAAGCACTAGGTTCTGTTCCTCTAACCACTTACTTGTAGTGCTAATGAATGAATCAAGACCAGCGGATAGCTTTTCTTTATTCCATATTCGGTTTTGATAGTTTGCCGCTGTAGTCACTCCAACATCTTCACCTAATACGCCGGAGTCTATGCCTTCATCTCTTAAAGGTTTGTATAGATGTTGCTCCCAAGCGTCTGCGGCCGCCTTTACCTCTGGCGCTGCTGTGGTTGATGGATTTCTGTGTTCAATAGCCACTAATTCAGCAAATTCTTTCCTGCTTATACCGTTTCTATTTGCAAGCCTTTTTATACCTGTGCCACCACCTAGCCTGGTTTGATAGGCTTTGTATTGCTCTAAATGGATTTCATTAGCTGCTATATATTTTCCATCATGTATCTTAATCAATGATTCTACCGCTGTCCCTGCCGCCCCATCCATTTCATAAGGATTTTCTATTAGCTCATTTGATAGAGCTCTAGTCTCTGGCATGTCACTGGTTAAGGTTCTTGTAGCTGGATCAAAGGCAAGCCTCTTAGCTATTACTTTGACTTTTTTACCTTTTATCTCGATGTCTTGCGAAACCTTTGCAGCTCCAACAGAATCCCCACCAGACCTAAAAATAGACTCCTTATCCATTGACTCTGTAACTTCATTTAAAACTTTTTTATCTACCCCGCGACCAGCCAGACCCTCAATGCCGCCACCAAGCACGCCACCTAACAGAAAAGCCGCGCTAACATTAACAGCAGACTCTCCATAAGTTCGCTCGATCTGTGTATGGTGAAGCATTGCCTCTGTTGCCGCTGTAGATCCTGAAGCTACGCTACCTGTAACCATTCCTGATTTTAATATAGAACTGCCGCCCCTATAGGTTTTGTAAGCTGTGCCGCCTACAGGGATAAGGTTTATAGGGTCTAACACGCCAGCACCAAACCCTAGCAAAAATGATGTTGCTCCACCTTCCGCTATAGTTCTGCGATCCTTTCTCTCTCTTTCGGATTGACGCCGTACTGCGTCCACTTCATCAATGTTATTCGCAAGCATAGCGTTACTAACAAATTCAGGATCAAGTTTTTCACTGTCTGTTAATTCAGTCCACGGGTTGAAATCTAAGCTTGTACCGTACCTTGGTAAACCTTCTTCACGACTAAAGAGCGACCCTAATGTATTTTCTGTTCGCCATGCTGCTGCCGCTATTTCTGTGAATGTTGGATCTAAGTCTACGCCAGCTTTAGTTAGCACTGAACGCTCTAAAGCTTGTTGATCGTCGTCATCAATTAACGGCATTAATTAAACCCTTTAAATTTAAATAAAACTTCTTCTTCTGTTTTTGGTGCAACTCTACCCTCAAACATTGCTCTTGCTTTTTCTAAGCTTATATCTAACTGCTTCCCCTTAAATTCTGAATCATCAGGCTGATATCTTCTATCTAAAACATGAAACTCACCATTATTATCAAGTATAGTTATTCTGTAAGTAGGCGCACCCCTAGCCGCCTCTGTTGAGGTTCTTTTGTCAGACATCAAGAATAAGTTTTCTTTGTTGAAATCTATTTTTTCAAAACCTTCAAAAAACCTCCTATCTCTAATATCTCTTGCTAGCTGCTCTCGCATAACGCTTGGCGGTGAGTCGTAATATAGTTCTGGCGGGTGCTTCATAAACCCAAAATCAGACTGCTTCCAGTTTCTATCTATTGTTCTGGTGGCGTAATCCCTAGCCGCATCCTCGTCACCATTAGATTTGTAGTAAGCTTCGAAAAGGTGTTTAAATTCTTCTGTCACTTTGGATGTGTTCACGTTATCCATGGTATCAAACTCATCTGTCACCCACTCTCTATAATCATCGCTCCAATCATTGTCTTTTATTTCTTGAGTTCTAGTTTCTATTTGCTGTTTGTTCCTTGGATCTGTTATAGCAAAAGCTCTTTCCACCGCTTCGGTACCATCGAGATTTTTAGATAAGTTTACAACAAGTTCAGCAAAAGCTCTTTGCCAGGGCTTAACTACCTGATCTGCCATTCCAGGTATCTTTTCTAACCTGCCTAACGTATCAGCGGCATCTTTTACTAGCTGAGGATCGCCACTTAGCAAGCTGTTTGAAATATCTTCTTTTATACCTTTAGGTACAAACTTAAGAGTAGCTATAAATTCAGCTTGAGCCGCCGATTTAACCTTGTGAGACGCACCAACTATTCTTGGCTCAACTACATCTTGCCAGTAATCATCACCCTTCTTTTTGTCTACGACTATCTCAGGATGAGTGTCTGTTAGCTTTTTCTGTATATCTGAGTAATCGACCTGCTTTTTTTGCTCCCTCAGTAGTGCTGAATACTCCCNCTCAACACTTCTTATCTTACCTTCAACCTCTCTAAGTACAGCATCTTTTTGGTCTGCATTTAAATCGGCCAGCTCTTTGCCGCGCATACTTTTCAATAAAGTATAACCCTTCTCTATTTTTTGTTCGTGTGTGAAACCCTCATCAAAGACTATGTCGTCAATTTGGCTTAGTGAACTCTGCTTTGTTATTGATTCTCTTATACCCTCAATAAGCTGGCCAGCCTTGGACGGGTTAATTGTTCCAGCCTCAACCATCCCTGCTAACTCACCTTGACCAAGCAATAAAAGCTCGTCAACCCGCTCTTGGTTACCAGCTCTCGCAGCGTTACTTATCTCATCAGTTATAGATTCAACTCTCTCGAGGCTTACTGCTCGGTCTTTTGCTTGCTTATCATTAAAGAAGTTTTTATTGATTTGTGACAATCTAGATGACACGCTCTTATCAAAGTCCAGGCTTACAATGCCTGCTATTTCATCAGGCATACCTTTAAGCATACCGGCTCGACTTGCTGCAACTGCATTTTTAAAACCTTCTGGATCAAGGCTGTGCTGTTCCTCAAGCCTATCTAATTCAGCCTTGTTATCTATCCCTATTTGCGCTCTATGCGCTACTATCGCGGATTTATTGAAAGACTGGCCAAATATACTAAAATCATCTTTTTCTTCTGGTGCAATTACCTTACCTTCTTCATCACGCTTAACTGATAGTGCGCCAGCTATGCGCCCCTCTTTCTCTCTGCGCTTCGCTCCCTCTTGAAAGGCAATGTCACCCGCTTGCTCAAATAAGCCTGATATAGCTTGCGAGCGAGCGCCAGCGGTAGGATCTACACCGGTAGGTCGTAAAGCGGAAAACATACTTATCTTTTGTTGTCTTGGCATTGCTTATCCTAATTGCGCGGCTTTAGTGCCAGTTGTTAACAATGTTGACGCTGCTTGACGTTTGCCTTGAGCCGCTACATTCCTAGCTTGTCGTCTTAATTGCGACTGCTTTAGTCTTGCGCTCAACCCTTCTATACCTTCGCTAATAGATGCTTGTTTGGCGCTTTCTAACGCTATCGAGGACGGAGTCCCTTCGCCAGCAATGCCTGATGTAGCTTGACCGACTACGTTAGCAGCTAACACCTTGTTAAGTTGCTGTCTACGTTGTAGCTCTCGACCTTCTGCGGATATTTTTTCTTCTTCTGCTTGACGCTCTAGCTCGTACTGTTGAGCTTTTGCGGCATCCATCTGGCCCTTTGCTGAAATTACGCCGGTAACAACTACGGCGGTAACTAACCACATATTAATCTCCCGTGATTATTGGCTATTTTTAAGCCTTCATCCTCTATAATATCTTTTTGTATTTCCGCAATATCTGTCTTATCTGTCGGATGAAAACCAGTAATTATGGTATCTTCAATAGCGTGAATAGCCCTCTTTGCACCTATCTTTGATATACCAGTGTAGGGAGCTGAAAATATTTGCTCTCTGTCACCGTCTTTAATAACACATCGACCCTTACTTATAGTTATAAAAAATTCAGTCTTATGTTTTGCGCCAACTAAACAAACGCCTTTAGGGATAAACATCTCTCTCGCATAAACGCCATTACAGAACGTGTGGACTGTTTTGCATTCTGCTTGAGGCATTTCCAGCATTGCTGCTTGTAGTTCCTCTATCACGATGATTCGACCTCGTATTCTATAGCTAAAATGGTTACTGGTGTAGGGTCTTCTGCTGTAAAAACTGGCATTTCATCGACACCCCAACCTAAGACGCCTAGTATATCATCTATAACGCCTGTAGTAATCTGAGGAAAGCTATCCAAAGGGCTTGATGTTGACTCATCAAAGAATCTAACAGGTAAGGGAATTCTGTCAACCATAAGCCCGCTAGCATCTTTAATCCTCATATTCATTCTGACTATCTTTTTGCGGCGCATAGAGTTTTGGCCGCTACCTATATTCGTGTTAATAGGCATAGTCTTCAGTGTTGGAATATAGCTTAATCCGACCTGAATTTTAGCATACTTCGTTTCTGATGATGATAGTGTAATTTTTCCGCTTGAAACAACTCTATCCTCTAAGGCTATAACGCTTAGTGCGTTTGATGGATCAATAGCTGACACTTTAACTGTTGCACCTTCCAGATGTTCTAGACCTACAATCTCTGTTAATGGCGCTACATTAGCGATAGTCAGTCCGTTATCTACATAGTGATCGAAATCCCATCTTTCAATGAAATTGGACTCAACACCATCAATTGTTCTTTTATTAATCATGTAAAGCTCGTCATCAACCACAGACACATCATCAATAAACCCGCTTGTTGTCCACTCTGTGAAGCCGTTTATATCTTGACTTCTTAACGTATTCAATACTGTTGCGCTACCGTCATTATTAACTATAAATACCCAGTTCGCGCTATCTGACGAAGTGCCGCCAAGGATTGCTATGTCTTGAGGTGTTTTGATTAGCTCAGGGCTTAATACGCTAGCATCTCTTGATGTGTATGCGTCCTCTTGGAAAGAAAACACATATTCTTTTATGCTTTTACCGTTTCTGTCTGCAAATATAGTTGCGCCGTCAATCTCTTTAGCTTCCATATTCAATGAGCCATGACTTGTTTGAGGCGTGATAGTAAAGGTTGTTGGCGTAACAGGGCTTACATTAACTGTAAACTCTGATCCATCTGTAAATATTTGAAGGTTTCGCCCTGGGAATACATCAACAATATTGTTTAGTTTTCGGCTAGATATTGTAGTGAATATCGCGTCATCGTCATCTCCCTCATCAATATCAAAGTTAAAAGCTGAACCGGACTTACTTAAGAATACACTCTGAGGTTTTGATTTTGTACCACCAAACACTAACCGTCCTTCATAAAAACAACCCGTTTTTGGATAACCTCTAGTTGAGCCCCAGACATCCTCTTTGCGTGGAACGCCTGTTGTTGTATGGGTAAATGCTATTGATTTAGATGCTGTTCCGCTTGTTGGAAATGCGCTAAACAGTTCAAAGGCTTTTGCTGATTCATCTGCAACTGTGATCGTATATTGTAACGCGCCAGTTCTAGCAACAGATACGCCAGTTTCGCCGAAATTAGGCATGTCTTGTAAGTTCTTTCTGATATTCTCTGCTGTTGAGCTTTGCTCGTCGGCTGTAGCATCACCAGCAAAGGTTATATTTTTGCTAAATATTCCCTCTACGTCGATCTGAAATGTATCGCCAGCAACAAAAGCGGTAAAGGTTAATACTTGAACATCACTTGTAGGTGTTGGGCTTAATGTATCATTATAATCAAATTGAGGTATATTAGTGAATGGCGCACTATCTATAGACCAATCTGTATCAGTGCCAAGATTGATCACTCTTTTAACCTCGTTATCCTCTTGAATTAACAGCATAACCGATTCCGACTGGATGTCTCTAACAGCTTTAACCATACCGGTTGTGTATGGCACTTTAATATCAGCTACATGTGCATTAGTGTTTTTTCTGAATATACGCAAATTACCATCAGTGAAGCTAAATAAATAATGCCTGTCCGACTCTATACTAAAATCTTTTAGCTTTACCTCTGATAGTGTTGAGGTTAATTCCCATAGATTAAAGTCTGACAAGTTAACCCTATTAGTACCTAAATCAGTTGAGCCAATGCGAGCTAGACGCCAATATCTTGCGCTAGTTTTTACAGCTAATCTAAAGTCTTGAGAATTGGTTCCGATTAAAGGGACTGTGGCTCTCGTTGTATAAGTAATATCATCAGTTGATGACTGAACAACAAACTCTGAGCTTGTAGTGCTTGTTAAAAAAATACCCCTAACGTCCACAACTTCAATATAAGTAGCTGTGCCTAAATCTTGTTTAGCAACGACATAGGGGTCAAGCGTGGATATATTCGTAGTCGTTACGGTCGCTGTTGTGTCATCTTCATCACTAATGTTTGCACCTGTGCCGCCGTTAGGCATGGTGTTGGTAGTGGTGTTTCTGGATAATATAGGTAAAGCTTTCTGGATAAATTCAGTTCCGGGCCTGCGTCTAATACCGCCTTGAGGCATTAAAACCCAATCACGGCCAATCTCTAACCCTTGGTAATACTGATCTATATCAGTCCGACCCTTTAATAATGGAGATAAAACCCCTGAAGTAAAAGCGTTCTGAATGAATCTTGATTTAGCCATTTAGCGAGCCACCAAATGAATATCTGCGGTCGAGGTTGCACCCTCCACACCTAAAACAATAGCTCGGGCTCCTACGGAGTTGCAGCCCCCCGTATTTGATAAAAAATTGAAGTCAAACGCCATTAGAATCTCACATTAATAAAAGGCTTGTTAACGATAGGTGTTTGTGGGTGCTGCATAGAATCTGTAGCTCTCGCCATTCTTGAAGCATTTAGGTACTCTTGCGCCATCCTATCCGCTGAGGCCGCGCTATCCCTTATAGATGAAGCAAAATCCCTGGCTAGGGCGTATTCGATCATCTTAGAGAAATAAACAGGCCATTCCGATTCGCTTACATTACTTATATAATCGCAATATAAAGCCTCTGATAAGTTTGTATAAACTTTGCTGCCGTATATTTGGTAGCCAACATTAGGATTAATCTTAATTAGCGTAAGCAAATCCGCTGGTAGTTGATAGGCGTTCTGCCAGTCGTCTAAAGGTGTTTCTGTTAATAAAGCTAATTGAGCCTTGCGTCTAGCAAACCCCCATCTATGCTTTGTTAATTCGTTTTGGACTATATTGTCATATAGGTTGGCAGCTACTTTTTGAGCGCGGGAATTACCCACCAAACTATTTAAGGGTTCATCGCCAATTAAAATTAGGGCGTTAGAAACTAGATCTAATTTACTAGCCATGAGTCAACCTGTATGAAAGAAAAGAAAGAGGGCCGAAGCCCCCTTGTTAGTCAGTGTCGGTTTCCGCGATCGCTGTGCCGTCAGAAACATCAACAACGCCAGCCGCGTTAGTTAAAACGACACACCAATTAGTTGTTGGAGTAGCAGTATCAGTAACTAAAATGACATCTCTAATCCCTAACTCTGCTGATGCGTCATTAAAATAAGCTGTAGTATTTACTGTTGCTATTGCATCAGTGCTTGCGTATGACCAGATTGAAGGTGCTGAACCTGTACCCGAACCAATGCGCGTTAAACCATCTCTTGAAAAAGCCATGATAACCCCCTAAGCCGTTTGGTCGTATTGAACTTTAACATAACCGCCAGTGTCACGAACCACGGCCCCCGCTTTTAGCATACCATTAGATAACCAAGCTGTACGCTCAGGAACCCAATCAACACTAGTTTTGTTCTCGAAACCTTGAGCCATACCAATTGCACCTTTATGGTATGCGTATGAATCAACGATATCGGACGCAACCGTCAAGCCACCTTCGTCGCGTGTTTCGATAAAGTTAAAAGTGAAGCCCATAAATGACTTAATATCACCGTTAACTAAAGCCTTGATGTTAGCGTAATCCGCGTTAGTTGCTGTGCTGTCGTTTAATAGACCGCTTAGACCTAAAGCAGAACCAACAAAGAACAACTCACCGTCACCCACGCCCTGGTCTTTTAGAGCGACCTTAGCTGAGATTAGGTTAGCAACCTTCAAGTTGGTAGCAACTGTAATATCACTTGCGTCTGGTGTGCCTGCGTCCATCGCATCAATGATGATTTGATCTGAACGACGACCCAAAGCGCCAGCGATAGCCTCTGCTAATTCTTGCTTTTCGTCAAAGTTAACTTCTGCTTGATCGAAAATATCCGTATATTCTGGAGCATTCCAATTGGCTAAAGTTGCAGTTGCTAGACTATGTGATACATCCATAGGTGTAACTAAGTCTGATGTTGATTTCTGGTTAGCTAGACCTTTGCCTAACTTACGGAATTTATATGTATCAGCTACAACATTGTTTCGAATGGTAACAGAGGGCTTTAACACACCCTTGCCTTGGTAGGCTTGCTTTACCATTGAATCAAATTCTGTGACTGCTACACTAGATAGAGTCTTACTCATTTTGATTACCTCAAAAATAGAATTGAATTAAATATTTCTTTGAGGATTTAGTATTTGATTGTCCCGCCTAAAGCGAGGTCTGTACTAAAACCTTTAAAACTTTAAACGGGCTTCGGTAGGAAGTTGTCCGATTGGCTAAATTATAGCTATTCTGACTATTTGTTGCAAGTATTAACCAAATTGTTGAATATTTGGCTTGTCACCGCCGTACTCTTTCATCATTCGCTGAATTTTTAGTTCGTGATCACGGTCAATAGAGCGCAACCAGTTGCCATTTTCATCCTTGCGTTGCATCTCTACCTCAATGTCTCTCCAGGTAATGCCAGTCGGATTTTCACCGCCATCAATCGGTAGCTTTTTAGGTGAGAAGGCCTTGATTAAACTCTCAGCCAGCAATACGCCATCAGCGGTTGTGATCATATCTTTGAGCTCATCATACTTATCGCCAGCTTTAAATTTAAGCGCGCTTTCAACCGCTTTAATGCGCTGCCCTGCATTATCGCCTAGTTTAGCTAGCTCTGCCTCTTGACTGATTTCCTGTGCAACATTGGTTTGAGCTGAAAGCAATTCAAAGCCTTTTGCAAACCCTTCTTGATTCATACCCATGCTTGTAGCTAGCTCGATATATTCAGCCGCTAAAGCATCATCCTTATCAAATCCTTCTGGCAGCGTATACCCATCTTTCGGTGCGCCAGTGAAAGACCCAAACTTCTTTTGTAGCTCACCATAGGCTCTAGCTTGTTCGTTTACGTTCTTAAAGTGATCTGATTGATACCAGTCTGGTGTATCACCTACACCCTTAACACCATCAGATTGAAACCACTCNCCTTCTGTTAGCTCTGGCGCAGACTCATCTAATAGACTCTCTGGCGCGCTCTCTTGAACCTCTGGCGCTTCGTTTGCTTCTTCACTCATCTTACTTTCTCCACGGTAGTTTTATGATTTGCTTATCTTTTTGTAACGGTTGGAACGTCATCAATGTGTTTGTTATTTCTTTTTTGATGTTGATTAAACTTAAATCGTTGATACTAACCCACTCAACCTGATTGTTGCCTCGATAACACCTAAACGCCTTAAATTTGTGAACATAGGCGAATCTATCAAAGTCATACTGATTAGCGATAGAAGCTAACCATTCAGCCTTCAAACCTATATTATCAAAGAACACTTGATCAGCTTTAGTTATATTAACCTCAAAAGATGCTTTAGGTTCTTGCTCAACCTCATCAGTCTTACTAAGCTCTTTGTGTTTTTTAATTATCGTTTCTTCTTTCATGTTCATGGCTTGTTTAACGCCAGACTCTTTAAGCTCTGCCCGCATTTGCTCGACATTAACTATATGCTCCACTAGATCACCTCTGCTTTTGTTATTAGACTGATTATTGTATTAA